AAATGGTTGGACTCATTAGAGGACAATATGGATAACAACGAACTGCTTGAGAAAGCTTCAAAGTTCTTGAACGATAGTCATTCGTTCTATGGGACACAGCAAACACGTATGTCTAATGATATCGCTAGGTATAGCGATGATACATTTTGGGACAATACACTGATAGAAGAATATGAGCGTCAGGATCGTCCGCACATAACTTGGAATCTTTGGAGCCTGTTTGTTAACGCTATCTCTAGCCCGTATACAGCTAGTCCTTATCACATTCAGCTCGAAAAGCAGGATGATGAAGTTAGCAAAGCGGTGCAGGAAAGCATTGACGACTTTGAAGCTAACGAAGATACTAAGAATAAGATTAACGAGTGGCTTGCGAATACCGCTATCACTGGTCAGGGCTTTGCGACCGTCAGCATTATTGATAAGAGCGAAGATGAGCAGGAAGTGTGTCTAGAGTTGATCGATGACCCGACCTGTGTAGCCTTGGATCCATGCATTCAGAGCAGAAACGGTGATGATGCTGAAATGGGTGCTATCGTTAACTTTGTCAATATCAATAAGGCCAAGAGGCTTTATGGTAATGACATCGTTGGAATGGACTTTCCGAAGACTCTGCCGATGACTGCAAACTGTGGAAATTGGAAGGCTACTGAAACAACTATCCCCGTTATCAATTTCTACTTTAAGGATGAAAGTGGTAATGTGGTCTTCTCTAAGCTGTGCGGCAATAAGGTCATTACGCAGAAGGTGATGCCGTATACGATCATTCCGATTATCCGTATGACTGGTTATAAGGTCATTGACGCATCTCGTAAGAAGGACTATCTCGGTGTAGTCAGAAAGACTTATGGTTTGCAGCTGGGTGCGAATATCGGTTACAGTACGCTTCTTGAACGCATGAACAGAAGCCCTAAGGGTAATTTCCTTATGCCTGTTGGTGCTATTGAAGGGCTTGAGAAGTACTATCAGATTGCTGGTAAGAAGCAGTCTTTGCTTTATCTGTATAACGGTCAGGTTCCTCCGACTCCGATTAAGGAAGGCTTTGAGACAGCTGATTTGGCTAGCACGGTTGAAAAGAGCCTTGAGATTATGTCGAGTGTGCTTGGCATTCCGCTTACTGGTGTTAATGGAGTTAACTTCACTGAACAGACAGCTACTCAGGTTCTTGTACAGCAAACGAATTCTCAGTCTAACGTAAGCTGCTTCTATAGCTCTGCATATATGGCTATCAGAACATTGGGCAGAATCTTGCTTGGGCTATTTAGCGGTGATGCTTCATGGTGTGAAAATGCAGTATTCTCGTTACAGAATGGTCCTGACGTTATCACTAAGAACAGCAAGAAGAGACAGGAGCTTAGCCTTCTCTCTACGTTGATGCCGGATAACATGAAGCCTGTGATCGCTTATCACATGAGCAAGACGTTTGATGATGAAGTTGGTGAGAATATGGCTAAAGACATTCTTGCCAATATGGATCCGAACATCAAGATCGTTTCTGATACGGATATGGATCCGAACGCTGTCCACATTATGAACGGCATGAAGCAGACTCTCGATGTAACTATGCAGCAACTCCAGATGGCTAAACAGCAATCTATGGAACAGCAGAAGCAAATCGATAACCTGACTCTGCAGCTTACTAATATGAAGGCTCAGCGTGACCTTGACTGGCAGAAGTTTATCATTCAGCACCAAGATGATGTCCGTCTTAAGGAAGCATCTCTCATGCTTGATGGTAAGTCTATTGACGATAAGGCTAAGGCAGAATCTCAGAAGGCTGTACTGGAAGGCGAAAAGGTTGCTCTGGACGCTCAGAAGGAACAGAATCGGATTGCCGAAAGCATTGAACGTGATATCAACTCTATGGGAGGAATCTAGTCATGCCACGTTTCTCAATAGCGTTACAAAGTCCTAGTCCGAACATGAACGCAAGTTCTAGGCGTAAGAGTGGTATCGGTGGCACAGCTGAAAAGTATGGAGAGACTAACTACAAGCAGACTCCGCAGGAACATCAGGCACTGTTGAACAAGTATATGGCTATTCCTGGGATTCCGCCTGAGATTGCTAAACAAATGGGAGAGGCTGAAGAAAAGGCTTCTCCTCGTTACTGGGATACGGATAGTGCTCCACGTTACGGTGGAAGCACTCCGTCTTCTTCGTTTGTTCAGGCAATGGATGTATCTCCGGCTCTAGGCTTAGTGACATTTACGATGAAGAATGGAAGGTCATACAGCTATCCGCTTACTGCAGATCAGGCTGGTGATATTCTTAACGCTAACTCTATTGGAGCAGCGTATAACAAATTTGTGAAGCTCGGTCACTCAAAGATTCCTGTCGTGGTTGATCCTCGAAGCGGTAATCTTAGTGGTCCTGCTCAAATGCATATTCCTGGTGCTACAGCAAAAACTGGCAGGACTCTTATGAAAGGTCTTGGAGCAGCTCCGAATGTGGCTAGCACTCTTGGCAGTAGCGTAACACCTCTGGGCCTTAAGGCTTTAGGTGAAATCGTAAAGCTTTTGAAAAAGTGATATGCATTTACTAACTAAACAATGATTACACAATGACCTACTCGTGGTCTTAAAATATAGAGGTATGTATGACTAGCGAAGAAGCTAAGAAGTACTTGGATGGCAGTATCTCCATCAATGAAATCTCGCAACCTTCATCTGAAGATACCAACATCCCTCCTGCCGATCATAGCTCCAACGGTGAAGCAGGTAGTGAAGAGTCCAATACGGACACGCAGTTGGAGACCCCAAACTCTGATGACAAGCCGCCTGAAGAAAGGACTGCAACCGTATCTGAAGATGGTAAGCCTGATGATAAGGGAAATCCTAATCAGCCAGTAGAGACTGACAAGCCTAAAGATAAGCAGCACAAGCCCAAAGAGGAAAAGCTACCGTATCCTAATGCTTCTAAGGACTATGTTGAGAAGTATAAAGCCAATAAAGCCTTTATCCGTCAAAAGGAAAAGTTTAAAGCTAAGATTGGTGCTATGCAGTCTCAGATCGATGACCTTAAGGCACAGCTTATGAAAGCAAACTCTGTCGACACTTCTAAGATTGAAGATGAAGATAAGCGTCTTGATTTCAAAATGGCTAAGAATACGCTTAAGACAAAGCTTGAAGGTCTTGAAGAACAGCGTCAAAATGCTATTAACGAGCAGGAAGAAGCTGAGGCTGAACAGATTCATCAGCAACGAGTAGACTCTTGCTTTGATGATGAAAACTCGAAATCTCACTATCTCCGTTTGCTTGAGAATGGTAGAGAAAAGTTCGTGAACTTCTTAAGTCAATATGATCCGCAGAATACAATTCTGAGCTACTTGGATGACAGCGAATTGTCTCCGTTAATGGTTCAGGTGCTTATGACGAATCCAGATGTCCTTAAGCGAGTGGTTTCGATTAAGAATCCTCTCAATAAGGTTGTGGAACTCAGGAGTATTGAAAACCGTATTGCTATGGACCGCAGACTGAGAAGCGTAAAGAACCCTCGAAATACTCAGCAAGCTACAAACTCACCTGCTAAGAAGTTACCGTCAACTGGTTCTCAGACACAGGCAGGAGCAGGCAAAGATCCTAATCCTGTGCGTGACTCTAACTATTGGCGTAATTACTTGGCTACTCATTCGTAGGTTTTACAATGCCGAATTCTATTATTACTAACAAGCTCACCGAGCTTGTTGCTCTTCGTTTTCTCGTTGCCGCTGGCTTCGTGACTGTCGGTGCTAAGGAACACTTCAAAGACCAGATGGTTGGCAAACGCAATGGTCAGGAATACACCTTTGTGATTCGTGACGCTGTGGACGTTGGCGAAGGTCTTTCTCTCGATGCTACTAACGAAAAGCAGACGATTGTTGAACGTGAAGTCAAGATGTCTCTCACGGACTTCCATGCTGCCGTTAAGACCAACTCCATTGAATCCGTTACGGACATGAATTGGGATAAGGAAGTTGCTGAACCGAATGGTGGCAAGATTGCTAACTATGTGGTTCGCAAGGCTGTTGGTGAAGCTTTCCCGAAGGCAAATACTGTCATCGTTGGTAGTGGTTTCCAGCCGCTTGCCGAAGTTGCAGCTCACCTCTCCTCTATCTCTAGCGAAAAGATGTATGGCTTCGTGGATCCGAAGATTCAGGCTATCCTTACCTCTAACGGTCAGCAGTTCAACCCGGTTGGCTCTCCGGACTCCTTCTACAAGCAGGGTCTCCTTGGTGAATTCCACAATGTTGAATATCGTGGTCAGCGTTTCATGCCGATTGTCTCGGTTCCTGAAATCGCAGTTCCGGCATCCCTCAAGACCTATAACGATAACAGCGTGATTGCAGTTGTTGATGGTCACCTTGTGCTTAAGCTCGTCTCTGACGCTAGCGACTCTGGCAAGGTCATTAAGAAGGGTACTCCGATCTTTGTTGACGGTGCATTTGCTGCTGACTTGCTCGGTGATGCTACTGCAGAACCGTTTGCCTTTATCGCAACCGCTGATGCTACCCTTGCAGGTACGACCGCAGTTGGCGTTCAGATTGATGGTGTTGCAGCAGATGTTACTGCTTTCAACAAGCTCCTCGCTAAGGGTGGTGCTCGTGCCATCGTTAAGGAAGACAATACTTCCTTCGCTGACGAAAAGGCATTCAAGAACCTCGCTGTGACCATTCCGGCAGCTGGTAAGTACGCTTGCGGTCAGGTGCGTCTTGATGGTACCTATGAATTCTGCACGCTCGACAAGCTCGATGCTTCCAACTCTGAATCCAAGCAGGGTAAGGTTGAAGGTATCACCGTTCATGAAAACCGTGTCATTAACCTGAACGATATGACCAACACGACTCGTTGGGATATCGTGGCTATGTTTGGTGTCATTGAAGGTCGCGGCGTGTCTAACTTCATGGTCAAGATTGCCTAACCTCTTCTTTGGTTAATAATAACTCCTATCTCGATTGGGATAGGAGCTATTTTAACTTCTCATTGTTACGTATATATTAATGGAGGTAAGATGTTTACCGTTAGAGATGTAATTACAGAAGCCCTTGCAAGAGCAAATCTTGTCAACCGCAGACAAGAAGCTCCGGGACAGATGGTTGAATCTGCCTTCAAATTGCTTAAGGGAATTGCTAGTGACTACAGCAAGCATAATCTTTTGCAGTTTTTGCGTAGAGAAGTCATAATTCCAGCTGACTGCATTCAGACTCCTCAGTACATTCTTGGCAATGGGTATAAGGAAGGTGTCAACTTCTGGTTTATCGATAACGGACAGACTGGAGTGCTTCCTGAAGCCAATGCAGAACGCTTTGAAATGGGCTGTGAAGGATGGGATAGAGGCGGCACTCATGTGTATAAGATCGTTCAAAATGGTCCTTATGCGTATGTTTGGGAAGCTACCAATTACTCTAGTGTAGAAGAAGCTATGCAACACTTGAACGGTGCTATTGCTAAGGTGGTTGACTCCTCTCAGCTTAAGACGTCTACGCTCATTGGCACAGTTGACCCAGAGATTGATGGTGATTATGTAGACTGCATTTGTGAGAATATTGCTAACGTTACGGAAGCGTATTTAGTTACGAATGACCGTATGCAGGAACTTCCGTTGAACTATGTTTCCTTGGAAGATTTCTATAACGCTGGCTATGGCACTCTTGTGTATACATGGCAGTTTATTAGCGACTGTAAGCTTGAATTTAAGATAAAGCCGCAGGTTCTCTACAGACATCAGGATATCCGCCTTGTGTATAACGTGGCATACAGTCTTGATTTGAATTCCAAGCTGAAGATTCCTGACATTTACGAAGAGCTGTTTACTGTGGCATTGACATATAAGCTCGCAGTAGAATTCCCAAGACTGGATCCGACTCACACTCAAAGACTTAAGGATACTCTTACGGAAATCGAAAACAGCATTAAGACTCCGACTAGAGCTTCCAAGATGATCATTCGTGAAGCAGGGCAGAATGAAGCTTTGACGGACGTTTCTGTCTTATCGTCTGGAGCTTTCATCTTTCCACGCTAAGGAGACTTTATGGCTAAACAAAGAATCATCGACTCTGTAGTTGGTGGCTCTCAAGACAGCAATATCGCTAAAGTCTGTAAAGCAGTATCAGTAAATCTCTATCCAGAGCATCAGGATGGTGGTCAGTCTAGCTCTACAGATATCTTGAGAAGTATTCAAGGCACTAAGTTGATCGCTACAATGCCCGAAAAGCATTGTAGAGGTCTTTATCGTGCTTCGAGAGGTAGAAGTGGTTCTCCTGTGCTTTACGCAGTCTTCGGTGCCCACCTGTATTTGATCTTGGAAATTAATCACAATTTTGTGTATCACCAGATTGGCACAGTGAGTAATGGTCTTAGCGAGCCTGTATCTATGTGTGAAACAGGTGGTTATGGCGATGCCCATCCTCACTTGATGGTGGCAGACGGTGCTCAGCTCTTTGCAGTTGATACGACCTTGACTCCTGTACAGCAAGCATTAGACTATAAAGCTATAGCCCTTCCTCAAAAGAGTGGAAGCACTGAAGCTCTCATTAGACCTTCTCATCTTGCATATCTCTATGGCTACTTGGCTGTATTGGATCAAGGCAGCGATGCGTTTTATCTGAGTTGCCAGTATCCGTTCGAAGAAGACATCTATGGCGATGACATCTTCATGCTTTATGACCATACGTACACGGAAACTACTAAGAACAGTCAGGGCGAAGAGATTCAGATTGAAACGACTAAGAAAGGCAATATCAAAGGCTTTGCAGTCTACTCTGAATGGTCTACGGATACGACTAGAGCCATGATTCCGGCAGGTAGTTTCCTGTATACCTTTGGTGATAGGAGCTTCCAAGTCTTTAGCTATCATGACGATATAAACTATCCGTTCCAGAGCCCTGACACAGCAGCAGGTGCTATTGGTATCCGTGCTTACAGAAGTGTTGCAGCTCTCGGACAAAGTGTATTCTGGTTCGGCTCTTCGGATGTTGGGCAGAATGGCATTTGGATGATGCAAGGTGCTACTCCAACACGAATCAGCACTAACGATATCGAGCGTGAAATCGACTCTATGCCTAACCCTGAAGATGCTGTAGCTCAAGTTTGGCAGGAAGCTAAGCACGTGTTCTACGCTCTAAGCTTTAGGAATGGAAAGCGTACATTTGTCTATGACGTGACTGAAGGCAAGTGGAGCATTAGAGCTAGCTTTGATACGTCTATGCCGAACAATGAAGGGATGTGGAGACCGCAATATGCTACCTTGGCATATAACCATATCATGTTTGGCACTATCAACGACAACAAGCTCATCTGCCTTGACTCTAACAAGTGGACAGAGTATGATGACCTTAGAATCGTTAGGCGTAGGGTCAGCGGAGCAATCATTGATGGTTGGAGTCCGTTCTATTGCGATAATGTTAAGCTGATTCTGAACAATGGTCAGGTGCCGTCTGTAGGAATGAATCCTAGAGTAACGCTTAGATATAGCTGGGATGGCTCTACGTGGTATGACCAAGAAATCGGAACTGTTGGTGAAATAGGCAGATACGAGTGGCTCACTGAGTGGTGGAAGCTTGGAATGGGCAGCATCCTTATGCTAGAATTTAGCTCTAGCGATCCTTGGGATTTCTCTATCATCGGAGCAAAGATTCAAGGTGAGGTCACGTCAATGCTATGATTACTTTAAGGCATATAAAGAATGATCGTAT